AGATCCTAATGCTACAAATTACATTGAAAAAGTAATAAGTAACTCTAAACAAACAGTAGAACAAGATGCAGGAACAGGTGAATATTACATTAAAAATGATGGTACCTACAATACATTAAGTAATTATGTAAGGGTGGGATCAGTAGCATCAAAAACATTAAACTATTTTGATAATGCGGATAATGCTAAAGATGCATTTACAGGATCCATTCCAGTTGCTGCTTCAGGAACATTTGGAGCTGCTACAGGAACTGCATTTGCAACTATTACAGGTACGTTTTATGAAAATATAGGCACAAACACTCAAGGATTAATAGCAGATAACTATACAGTATCACTTAACCTATTAGCTAATAGAGACCTATTCAGATATAATTTAATAGCAGCTCCTGGTTTAACAAAACAAAGTCATTCATCTCCATTAACAACTATGGTTAATACTTCTCAAACAAGAGGAGATAATTTATCAGTAATAGATTTAAGAAATTATGATTCTGGGATTAACTCAGTAACAGCAGGTGCTGCAGGAACTGATTCCTCATATGCTGCTACGTACTGGCCTTGGTTACAAACCCTTGATCCCGATTTAGGGGGTAACGCTATTAAGTCGAGACAAGTTTGGGTACCCGCTTCAACAATGATGTTAGGGGTTTATGCATTTAATGATAATGCAGGAGAGCCATGGTTTGCACCAGCAGGTTTAAGTAGAGGTGGATTATCAACAGTATTGAGAGCTGAAAGAAATTTAACAAACGGAAACAGAAACATTTTATATGAAGCAAATGTTAACCCAATAGCTACTTTCCCAAATACTGGAGTAGTAGTATTCGGACAGAAAACAATGCAGAAAAAAGCAAGTGCTTTAGATAGAGTAAATGTTAGGAGATTGTTAATTGCTCTTAAAAACTACATTTCCCAAATAGCGGATAATTTAGTATTTGAACAAAATACAATAGCAACAAGAAATAACTTCTTAGGCCAAGTTAATCCATATTTAGAAAGTGTACAACAAAGACAAGGATTATATGCTTTTAAAGTAGTAATGGATGAATCAAATAACACACCAGATGTTATAGATAGAAATCAGTTAATAGGTCAAATTTATTTACAACCAACTAGAACAGCTGAATTTATATATTTAGATTTCAACATATTACCTACTGGAGCTACTTTCCCATCATAAAAATTAAAAGATTAGATATTTATAATAAACAATAAAAAATGGCAGTATTAGATCCCAATGAAATATTTTTTACAGCGTTTGAACCTAAACAAGCTAACAGGTTTATCCTTTATATGGATGGTGTGCCTAGTTATATGATTAAAAAGTCAGCCGCAGTAACACTAACCCAAGGGGTAGTAACTCTTGATCACATAAACATTGAAAGAAAAGTTAAAGGTAAATCCAAATGGGGCGATGTTCAATTAGCCTTATATGATCCAATTACCCCCTCTGGGGCTCAAGCAATAATGGAATGGGTAAGATTACATCACGAATCAGTAACAGGTAGAGATGGGTATAGTGATTTTTATAAAAAAGATTTAACAATTAACATTTTAGGTCCTGTAGGAGACATAGTTTCAGAATGGGTATTAAAAGGAGCATTTATTACGGATGCTAATTTTGGTGATTATGATTGGACATCTGCTGATACCGCTGCTGAAATTACAATGACAGTATCTATTGATTACGCAGTATTAAATTTCTAATAAATATTTCCCACCCACCCTTAAAGAGAGTTTGGTTATGTCAAACTCTTTTTTTATCTTAATATTTATAATAAGAAACAAGTTTTAACCAAATAAAAATTATGAGCGAATTCAAATTACCTACTGAAGAAGTAGATTTACCATCTAAAGGGTTAGTATACCCAGAAGACAATCCTTTATCAAGCGGAAAAATAGAAATAAAGTATATGACTGCTAGGGAAGAAGATATTCTTTCAAACCAATCTTATATTAAAAAAGGAGTAGTAATAGATAAACTATTACAATCTTTAATTATATCAGATGTTAATTATAATGATTTAATTATTGGGGATAAAAATGCTCTTATGGTAGCTGCTAGGGTATTAGGATATGGGAAAGATTATAGTTTTATTTATGAGGATGAAGAAATTGAAGTTGATTTATCTTTAATAGAACCAAAACCAATAGATGAATCAAAATTTTCCAAAGGTCAAAATTCATTTGATTTTACACTTCCATCAACCAAAACCGAAATAACATTTAAAATATTAACTCATAAGGATGAAACTTCAATTTCAAGAGAATTAGAAGGTCTTAAAAAAATATCAAAATCCAATTCCCCCACAATTTCAACTAAATTAAAATACATAATAACATCCGTAGGGGGCGATTCAGAAAAGAAAACAATTAGAAAATTTGTAGATGAATATCTCTTAGCCCGGGATGCCAGAGCATTAAGAAAACATATAGACGAATTTCAACCAGACATAGATATGTCTTTTTTCCCCCCCGATAGTGATTCATCTCAACCCCTCCCAATTAACCTCAACTTTTTTTGGCCTGACATCAACCCAATCATCTGAAGCTAGAAAAAATGTTTTTACTCAAATCCATGAAGTAGTTTTTCATGGTAAAGGAGGTTATGATTGGTATACAGTTTATAATATGCCTATATGGTTAAGGAGATATACTTTTTCCCAAATACAAAAATTCTACAAAGATGAAAATACAGCTATGGAAAAAGCACAATCTAAAAACAAAAATAAACAAACTGCTATAGGCCCAGATGGAAAAATAAACCCAACTGTTTTCCAAAGACCTACGAAATCCAACTATAAGTAATATTTATAATAAACATTATTATATACCATGCCCTTAAACTCTAAAAAATTAGACGAAGCTAATAAAAGAATTAGTGAACTTGAGAAAAAAATCAAGGACATAAATAACGAGGCGACTGAATCAAATTTCACTTTTATAGATATGGCAAAAAACATATCTGACGTAGCAAAGAGTGCGGTTGATTTTAAGGGAGCAATTGAGGATTCAAGTAAATTAGCAGGAAGTTTATCAAAAGAAGCACAAATATTAGCAAGGTTTACTAAAGAAGATTTAAAGGATAAAAAGAAAATGCTTGGTTTTCAAAATGCCGCTGATAAACTTCTAAAGAAAAGAACTGAAATAGAATCCCAAATATCTATTCTCAACATAAAAAAAGCAGGTGCCTCATTAGAAGAAAAAGAGGCAATAGAAAAAACAGTTAAAATCCTACAAGATGGAATAAAAGAATCTGATGGTCTAGTAGGTAATTTTGATAAAATAGCTAAAACTAATTCAAAATTAAATTCAGAAACCAAATATTGGGATGCATTAAGTAAAACCCTCAAAACCATCCCTGGAGTAGGCCCCTTGATAGCAGGACCTTTTGAAGACGCTTCAAAAGCAATGAGAAAAGCCCGTGTTAATGAAGAAGGATTCTTTAAATCTGCTGGAAAAGGTGTTTTAGAACTAGGTAAGGCTTTTGGTCCTGCTTATCTATTAGGTACTATCATTAATGCAGATAGTCATATAGTTGAAATGCAAAGATCCTTACAGTTATCCACATCAGAAGCTAGAAATCTACATGAGAGATATACGGACATAGCATTAGAAAGTGGAAATGCTCTCCATAACCAAAAAAATCTATTAGAAGCTCATACACAGTTATCAAAGGAATTAGGAGTAACATCAGGTTTCTCTGAGGATATGGTTAAAAACCAAGCTAAATTAACCAAAAGATTAGGTGTAAGTGAAAAATCAGCTGCAAAATTTGCCAAATACCAGGCGACAACAGGAAAATCAGCTAAAGAAACAAATTTAGAAATTGCTGATTCAGTAGCTAATTTAAGAAAAGAAACAGGGATAAGTGTAAAATTGAGTGAGGTATTTGAAGAAGTTGCTAATACCAATGCAGGTTTAAAAGCTGCTTATGGGTTTAATAATAAACTATTAGCTGAACAGGTACTTAAAACCAAAGCTATTGGTATAAACATGGCCCAAGCAGAAAAAATAGCAAGTGGAATGCTTGATTTTGAATCTTCAATTCAAGCTGAATTAGAAGCTGAATTACTTACGGGGAAAAGCTTAAATTTAGAAAAAGCAAGATCTTTAGCATTATCTGGGAAATCATCTGAGGCTGCTGCTGAAATTTTAAACCAAGTAGGTTCTTCTAATGATTTAGCTAAAATGAATGTTATCCAACAAGAGGCGTTAGCTAAAGCAGTTGGAATGGAAAGAAATGAACTTATTGCCTCTGTTAAAGAAAGAGAAGTTCTTGCTAAATTAGGAGGTAAATCCTTAGAAGAACAATTAAAAAATGCAAAAACAGAGAAAGAAAGAAATGAAATAAAGAAAAAGTTTTTAGAGGGTGGGGGAGAAGAATTACTTCAAGCTTATGAAAGAGAATCTCAAGCAGAAAAATTTGAAGCAGTTGTAATAAAAATCCAAAATGCTATATCAGGAGTTGCTGAAAGGTTATCCCCAGTAATTAATTTTTTCGCTGATCTTTTAAACTCTAGTGCAGGTTTATATGGTACCATGATTGCTATTGTTGGGGTAATAGGGACTTCTCTATATTTAAAAACAGCTGCTTGGATAGGTCAAATAACAACGGCAAATCTATTATCAAAGAAAGCAAAAGAAGAAGCAATGGCTCAATCTAGCTTAAAGAAAGAACAAATAGCTGAAGAAACTGCCTTAAATGTTGAAAAAGGAGTAGGGAGTGGAATAAGCAAAACAGATTTAGGAACAGAAGAAGCAAAATTACTAGTACAAAAAGGAACAAACACCCAGAAAAAACAAGGTATAGGACTAAGTTTAAGAAATTTAGCTATATCTGCTAAGGATTTAGTTAAAAGTGTAGGTAATGCAATAATGAAAGCCTTTATTTGGTTAGGACCTATAGGTGGAGCTATAGCGGCAACTGCTATAGGTTTTATGGCTTATAAATATATGAATGATGGGGTTATAGGCCCAGGAGGTGAAATGGTAGTATCGGGTCCAAAAGGATCAATTCAACTAGATAAAGATGATTCTATTATAGCAGGCACTGATTTGGGTGGGAAAAAAGAAAAAAAAAGTGGAGGGGGAGCAAGAAGAGATGCAGCCTTAATTGCTAAAATAGATCAACTTATATCAATAAATCAACAAATCTTAGCTAAATCACCAGTAATAGAAATGGGTGGAAATCAAGTAGGACAAGGAATAAATACAGCAGAACGTGAAGTTCAATAAAATTAAATATTTATAACAAACATTAAAACATAAATTATGGGACTATTAGATAAATTAACAGTAAATCCAGGATCACTTTTATCCCAAGGAAACGGATCAACTCCTCCTACACCAATAGGTGCAACTGATCAATCAAAATTACAGGATACTTATTCTATAAATGGAATACCAAATGTACCTAACAAACCATCTCCATCAACATTAGATTTAGACGGGGTTATACCCCCAAACAATTATAGAGATAACACACCAGAAGGGGCTTCATTTTAATGGGTTTATTAGATCTAAAAACTGACCTAAAATCACTAAAGTTTGGGGTACCCCCTGCTACTGACACCCCTGGGGGTGGAAATAGTGGACAACCCTATATTACAAATCCTATTGATAGGAATATAGTACCCCAATCCGAAGATTTTCTATTAAGAGGAGGACTAAATGCCCCTCTTGATGCTGCACAAGATGTAGTTAGGTTAACTAAGTTTTTTGGAGATCTAAAATCACCAAGAGGTGTTTTATTTGTAGCTAAACAAAATCTTCTATCCAGAGTAGCAGTTAGAACCCAGGCAAGTGGAGTTGGGGTAAATGAAGGAATTTATACACCATTATCAACTTTAGCTCAAGCTGGAATTGGTTTTGTAGGTGGTCATGTCAACAAACAAGGTTTAGTTCCTTGGTTAAAGGAAATTAAAACTTATTCAGAAGTTATGGATGAACAATACCAATATAATAGGTGTAAAATAACCCCACCAATTACTACATCTAACAATCCCCAAGCAGGGGGTTTTGTTTCTTATAAAACAGAACCAAATGACCTTAATAATAGATTGTATGGGTTGTATAAAATGAAAATAGTAGGAGATCAATACTCTGACAGTAGCGTGGTCAAC